CATTAAGATACTAGGGTTGGGACAACCCAAAGTTAAAGCTTCTGGACTATTCAAAGAATAGGTCGAAGGAAGAAACTTCTCCCTTTAGGGAGGGGTAGTTCATAACATTTTGTACATCTCGGAACATCTCCATCGACTAAATAACCATCAAAAATAGTATTACATTTTATACATTTAAATTTGTGTTTTTCATAATATCCACTATTAACATATTCATCTTTTGTGAATAATGGAATTATTAGTCCTTTTAACCTTGGTGTTGAGAATAGTTTATCATAGAATATTTCCCGTCTAGTTAGAATGGTTTGTTTTCTAATTTCGGGACATTTTTGAATATTATTTACTCCATATTTTTTTATTATTCCATTTTGTATTCTATTAACGTCTTGTAAAATCCATTTTACACCATAATTTTTTAAACATGTCTGTTTTTTCTTTTCTGATATATTATTTAGTTTTGAAACATTATCTACACCAAATTTTTCTAAACATTTCTTTACTATTTTTCTCTTAATCTCTTCATTTTGTACTCCATATTTACACCCATATTTTTTTAGATTTGTTTGTATTATTTTATTCTTTGTTTCTTTATTTGATTGGGCACATAAACAACAACAATATTTGTGATAACCACGCCTATATGTTATAAAACATGTTGAATTCGAACAGTTTAGATTAAAACATTTATTCGGTTTTAGTAAATTGTTTGTAATATGCCATATTCTTTGTGATAAATGAACATTTGATGGAAGAAACTTGGTTAAACTAATTATTTTATTGTATTTATCCAAACAATTATATTTTTGAAACCACAGATTATCTTGTTCCAATATTTTTGAATTAATTCTACCAGAAAAACCAATTAAATTGTTATTTATCCATTCTTTCAATTCGTCCATATAACAAACGTATTATATGATATAAGGAAAAAAACAATTAATTTTATTGATTATGGGAATTTCAATTAACTTCTAATAAAATATCTTTTATAATTTTATTAACTGATTCCCAGTTATTAGTTGTTGGATTTTTTATTTTTTGAACATTTTCAAGCATTGGATGAGATTGGTCCATATACATAAATGCGCCTGGAACGCTCGGATTGCTAACGAAATCCCAGCATAAAATTTCAAGATCATCACCTACAACTGATGAATTTTCTGAAATTTTATTTAATGAACCTAAAGCTCTTGAAGATATACCAACATTTATTTTATTTCTAAACAATTCACGTAAAATATTACCACTTGGGGTAGTTAAAATTTCAATTGTACCCATCAAGTTATCTCCATCCCAATGTAATTCTACAATATGATGGGATACATTTTTTAAATTAATTATTGCATTATCGGCATGATCTAATTCTCCCAATGCTCTTCGTTCTCTTACAAAAGTATTAGCATATTTTTGAACTTCTCTAAGCAAGACATCTTTTGGATAGATTCTTCCATTTTGATTTTTGACACCAGCACATTGAAGTAATCCTTTAACCCGAAATGGAGTATTCGGATTATCAATAGATTCCTTAAGAATATTGGGATCTGGTCTAAATGTCTGAATTTCTACAAGTAATTGTCTGTCATTCATAAAAAATTTAATTGATGCCGATTGTCTTCCTTATTATAATTATATAATTTTCATCTCTAACATCAAATTTTTCCAAACTATATTTTATATCTCCATATGATGAAAAATTCAATTGTTCCTTAATTTCATCTATTGATAAAACGGGAATATCTTCAACTGGAACGATTATTTTATAAATAATAGTCGTTTTTCCATTTATATTTTTTATTATACCATCATTAGGAATATATTGTTTAAAATCAATACTTTGATTTACTAATAATGAAGGTAGCCATTTTTTTAAATCTTTTTCTATTTCTATTTTAGAAAAAGAAATATCATCATTTTCTTCTTTTATTGAAGATTTTGGTTGTTGTTGTATTTGTGGTTGTGGTTGTTGTGGTTGGGGTTGTGGTGCTTGTTGGGTTGATTGTTTATCTTGAGATGTATCGGTGGGTTCTTGAGTTTCCGGCTCTGGCTCTAATTCTACATTACCAACAATTTGAACTTTAAATCCTGGTTCTAAGAAATATTCTTTTCCTTTTGAATCTTTAGCAACCATTACATAATTACCATAATAATCATCTATAGAAACATTTAAAACATTAATTTCATAATCCTTTTTAAATTGTTTATAACCTCGGGATGCTCTTGCTTTAATTTTCTTATTTCTAATCTTTGAAGCAATAATTTGTTCAAATTTATTTTTAATGTTTTCAATAGAAGAATCTACTGAATGATTGAATGAAATGAAATCTTTACCCAAATCATAATATTGAGTCGATACTTCTTGTTGCTCAAATATTTTGTTAAATTTCATCAAATTTTATTTAAATTATTATTTCAATTTAACTGTTTTGTGTTCTGTTAATTTTAGATCCCGAATCTTCTATTTTAACTTGAATAAGATTTCCTATATCTTCAACAACAGCATTAGTGTTAGCATGTGCCATATTTGAACCAATATTAATACCGGAAGTTAAAATATTTTTAATAAGTTTTAAATTTTTACCATTATCTATTAATATATTTGGAGGAAACTGAAATGTAATTACAGCCTTCCAAGAATAATTATCTTTTTTATATGTTCCCCCTTTAAAATATTTCATTAAATTTTCATAAAATTGACGACTAAATTTGGGATCTTTATTAATTCTTTGTACAATTTCTGGATCAAAAATATCAAGAAAATTAAGTGATTTTAACCTATCAACATAGTTAATCATATCATAAGAAGTCATTTTATGCTCTTCTTCTTCTTCTTCCTCTTTAATCATAGAAATTGGTTGTGGATTAACTAATTTGAATGTATTACCGCCAATACATTCAAATAATAATTTCTTTTCTTTTTTCATATTTTTCATATTTTTCAAGAGGCATATGCCAAGATTTCATATTTATTTGGAGAATTGGGATAACTAAAGGTTGGACCATCTAATTTTTCCCAATTAAAAACAATTCTACTATTTGTAATTTCCGATTTTTCTGTAAATGGATCCTGTTCTGGATCGTTCTTTCTTCTAAAAATAAATTGTCTACTTCCTTTATCTCCCATAATCATATCTGAAGAAATCATATCCAATTGAAACCCTAAAGAAGATAACGCATCTGTTACTGCTCTTAATCCATGTTCTTTTTTCTCAAATCTCCCATTTCCATCTAATCCGGCTTTTTTAAATTCAACACTAATAAGATTCCGTTCAGAAGATGTTAATTTATCAGTATTATCTTCATTCATTAATTTAAACTGATTACCACCAATACATTCAAATAATAATTTCTTTTCTTTTTTCATATTAACAAAAAATTTAAACTGGATCTTGTTTTCTCTGCATTTCTTTTTTTCCAAGTGGAGTTAATTCATATCCAAGAGAATTAGATCCTTCTACTCCTCTTTTACTTCCACCTTGCTTAGATACCCAACCACCGGAAATATTACCAGGAAGATTAATTGGAGCAATATCTCCGGTAGTTGTCATTTCCTTTATAATTGTTCTAATTGCTGCTTTTATTATTTCTTTTAATTTTTTTCTGGTAATAGTATTATTCAAGATACCCTTCCTTAATCCAATATTCTTTATTTATTTAATATCTTTAATTTTTTACTACATTCTTTTAATAATTCATATGATAAAAGAAGAATAGTAATTTGATTATCTTTTATGGGTTTTTCTGGACTAATTTTCTCTAATTGGTGAATTACCTCATTAAGTTTTATTTTAGTTACATTATCATCCACTTTTTTAATTACTTCTAATAACTTAGATTTTAAAGTTGAAGTTTTTTCTTTAATAAGAGATCCCAAAGAATTAGTATTTGCAATATTATAAATATATTCTCTTAATACCGACTTTTGATCATCATCTAATGCTGTTTGATATTTTGTATTAAATTTTTCTAATAATAATTCGTATGCAAGTAATCGGGTTTCTGTAGATTGTTTCTTATAACATTCTATAAGTTTATCATCATCGGTATCTTTTAAACATGGTTTTGATTTATCAATTATATGTTCAATTATACAATTCTTAGCTTGAAATGTTTCATTAACATTAAATTTAACTTCCCTCGAAATATTATCTTCAAATATTTTATATATTGAAGCTAACATCCTATAATTTCTAATCGGTGCCTTAAATAAATCATTTAATGGATATTTCTCCTTTATTTCTTTTATTAATTCGTATTTTTCATGGGCTAATTGTTTATTAATTAATTTTCTTCTTGCTTCTATAATAACATTGAGAAATCTATCTGCCTTTGTTTCTTCGTGTAACTTGTTGGTTAATAATGAATTATATAATTTCCACTCCTTGCTTAGTTCAGTATTCTCTTTGAAATATTTAAATAATAAATCTTTTGCATTAGACTCCTTTTTACCTGCCAAAATATCAGCAGTTATTTGTCGAGTTAATAATTCAAAAAGAATGCCTGTATTCTTGAATTTAGAATGTCGCATCCGCTTATGCATAATAATATTTTTAATCTAAAATATAAACTTATTTATAAATATATAAAATATACACAAAAACATACTTTTGTTTATCAATTTATTCATCAATTATGTTTTTTTCATCTAGAAATGTAGCATTTTTATCTTTATTCCCCCCTTCATTTAATAATTCTGCTTTTTCTTGTTCAAGACTTTTAGATAAAAATGCTTGTAGATTATTTATTACTTCACTTTCTATTCCTGGTTTTAATTTTATATGTTCATGTAATCCAAATCTAACTTTTCTGGGATTTGGATTTATATCTCTATCTGCAGTTGGTTTAGATTCCATTCCTAATTTACCAAGAGGATCTTCTCCATATGGATAATCATTAGAATCTTTTCTTCCAGTCTGATCTCTATCTTTATCTTTATCTGGTTTTAATCTTTCTTTTACTAAACCTGGAATTTCCCCACCCCCACCTTCTGGACCTTTTGGTTCTTCACCCATTGGACCTTCATTGCCCATTTCTTCTCCCTCTCCACCACCTTCACCACCCATTTCCCCACCCCCACCTCCAATATCTTCCGGATTAATCTTTTGAATTGGTTTTGCTGGATCATTTCCTTCTTCTTCAATAGATGTTAATCTAAATGTTTGTTTGGTGTCTTCTAATACTTGATCCTCTATCTTCATCTTATCTTCATCAGATAAATTAAATACATTTTTATATATCCAATCTCTAGAAAATAACTTTAATTCCGTCATATCTGATGCCACGGATATTTTATCAGACCATATTTCTACCTTTTCTTTTTCAAATATAGTAGATGGATTTGTAAGTTCTAATTCAAAATCTACTAAACTTTCATCCCTATACCCTTGAGCATAAAGATGTACAATTGCAATTTTACTTAATTCAGATACTAATATTCTTTGTATCCTTTGTATGGTTCTCGCAAATCTAACATCTTCTGAATTATGAATAATAACACCAGCAGAAGTGGCAAAATTGTGGTATTTTTTAATAGTAATATCACATGTATCTCTTTTTTCCACTAACCGTTCAATATTAACAACTTTTATATATTTTAACTCTGTTATAAGTTTTTCTTTATAAAAAGGCATTAAAGAATCTCCAATATTTAAATCTTTTGCTTCAATCCAATTTCCATCACGAGTCATAAATCGATGATCTGGAGTACAATCAATATAATTATTATTATCCAAATGAACTTTTATAACATCAGTATTCATTCGGGTAAATCCAGCCCATTCTATTTCACCAGGTACAATATTTTTTGTTTCTTCATCAATAGAATATACATAATTTTTTATTCCATTGTTATGATCATCTATAAGTTCTTTAACTGTTTTTGTAATTCCATTCAATAACGGAACTTGTGTCTCTGGAACTACACATGCTAATGTACTTTTACCTGAAAGTGCTTCATCAAATCCAAGGAATGCTTTAGGTATTTTAAGAGCCGCCATCATTTTATTCTTAACATAATCCAAATCTTCAATTCCAGTCCATTCCATTCCAGATAATGTATCTATTTCTGTCCCACTATCTCCACCCCGAACTGGTAAATAAAAATCTTCTACCATTGAGTTTTTAACAAAAATACCATCTCTATTTAATCCACCATTTGAATCTATTGCAAAATTATGGTACTTTTCAACATTCATACAGTAAACATCATCCTTCTCATTCAATATAATAACCGCTTTAACTGTATGATTAATCATATTCTTTAGTTTCTTACCATTATTTAAGAATTTATATATCTTATTCCTATGTCCATTAAATGTTGTATTATTTTTAAATTCAACAGAACCAACAATATTAAATCCTTCCTGGATTAATTGTTGGGTGGATTTATATTGATTTATAGATGGATCATATACCATTTCGCAATTATCCTTTGATTTAGATGTATAAAATGGCATTAAACTATCTTTTTCTTTTAAGTCTTTAGCAGAAATATAACTTCCATCTCTTAGCATCACCGGATGATTAGGTTCAAAATCAATATAGCTATTATCATTTAATATTATTCGTACTAAATCCGCATTTTCTTTAGTTAATCCACACCAAGAAACCAATCCAAATGAAAGTTTGTTATTATTATTTCTATCAATTGAATAAACATAATTTTGTTTTCCTTGATTGGTTTCTTCTGATAATTGTTTAATTGTTATTGTTCTTCCATCTAATAATGGAATTTTTGTATCATGTCTCACCGGCTGTAAATTGAATCTAAGATTATATTCACCCGTCTGTTCATCCATATATGGAACTTTTTTAACCTTGGATATCAATTTTTCCATGTACGTATCTACTTCATTGGGTGGAATAGTTCCTACATCAACCTTGAATATTCGTCTTTCGGGTGCTCTCATTATTCTATGTATTAGCATTGCATCTTCTAACAAACAGTTATGTGACACAAGACCATTTGCTATAAAGTTATGAAGATCAGATTCTACTTCTATATCATAAACATCCGAAGTATGAGATTTGGAGATACTTTTTATTTTTTCTATATGATAGGAATCATTGACTGGTATAAAGTCTCTAGAATTTAATTTATATGTAAAGCATGTCATGTTACATAATTTATCAGACCAATAGCTTTTCTCACTAGTTTTCCAAATTTTTGTAACAGACATACCACATTGCATGGCTAAATGTCTTAAATTTTCTATTAGATTTGAATTAATAGATCCCAATTGGAATGTATTTTCATCTCTATCACAACCATCGGCATCTGAAAACCCAAAAATCAATTCTTTTTTATATTCAACTGGTAAATTCCATACCCAAGATGGAACTATTTTATTTTTAGTTCCGGTGATAAATTCTAATTGTTTAAATAATTTATATAAATATGTTGAATATACAACGCATGAAGAATTGGGATTTAATTCATTAGTTAATCCATAATTTATTCCAAGAGTTTTAATAAATTCGATATATTTTTGGGATTTATCTAATCTATCACCGACTGAAAATGCTATACAACTATTTGAATTATCTATCCAACCATCACCTAACATAAATCCAAAAAACCGAACTAACATTTTGAAATTATTTTTTAGTATAGATTCATCTATTATATGTAATTTAGAATCATATTTCCAATCTTCGGTTTCTTCAACAATTAATTTTGGATATTCAATTGTTTCATTTTGATTTAAATTCGGTAGTATTAAATAATCATTAATGGTCAAATCTTTTACTTGTTTATATTCTCCATTTTTAACCATGAATGGATGTTCTTCGGTAGCATAAATTTTTCTATGTTTTGTTTTTATTTCATATACCGGTCTTATACCTGTCATTAATGAATTTTTTACCACTGTTTCAATTATTTTATTATTATTATAATCAAAACTATATACAATATCACCGGCTTTTATATCCTTAATAAGTTTTATACCATCTGAAGTCCATATTTCAGTATCCTCAGATAAACATAATTGCTTCCATACCCTTCTTGCACCTTCGATCATCGAATTATGTACAATTATACCATTAGCAATAAAATTTGAGTTTTCAGATTCTACTTGAATATCAAATGTTTCTTCCTCTTCTTCAAATCGTTGAATTCTATCAATATTTGAAGTACTTATTTCTTTATTATTTAAACTGGTAGCTATTATATTATCTATTGTTATATCTTTTGCTTGTTTATATTCAAAAACGTTTAAACCAGGAATAAATACTAGAATTGGATGTTCAAGACTACATTCTATCTGATTATGTTTTGTGGAAATCTTTAATATTGGTTTTTTACCAGACTTGCAGGTATTTTTTACTGTTGTAAGTTCAAATTTACGATTAACTAAATTAAAGGACCAAACTTTATCACCTATTTTTATCTCATTTATTCGTTTACATCCAAATTCAGTTTCTATATAATTATTTGCAGTTAAACACTTACCATATGGTAAAAAATTAGAATCACTTAACAATCTAAAATGTGCCATTTCATAATTTTCACACACTTCAGCTTGAGATGTATCTGTTGGTCTTATTTGAAATTTAACATATCGTTTATTATATGGATCACAATTTTCAATTCTTTCTACATTATATGCAGAAATTGGTTCCACCATATAAATACCATATTCGGGAGTAATATATAATTTAAGATAGAAATCTCCATATTTGCACATGTTTCTAGTCCAAGACCATAAATTACCCTCAATATTTAAAACATCGTAAAAAAGATTATGAAGAATACTCTTAATATTACTATTCTTTGAATGTATAACCATCATCTGCTTTAATTCATTCAAAGTTAGACTCTCCTCTGCGTAAATATCAAGTGCCGAATTCGACACTATAATACCTTGTTTAATTGCAAAATTTTCAAAAAAATCAACAGTTAAATCATAAACATCCATTTCTTCATTATTATCAATAATTTTTGCAACAACATGATTTGAATATTCGAAATTTTCTTTATAATCCTTCCAATTTTTAAACCCGGCTCGGTGTAATCTTCTACGTATAAATTGACATTTACGATCAATATTTTGTGGAAAAGAATCCCCAAGATCTACATTCTTTACAAATTCATTCAAAGAATCAAATTTCAAACCTTCAATTAAAATTTTTTCAGTGGTGATTTCTTTTTTGTATTTATCATTGACTATTTTTAAAGATAAAGTTTTTAGATGCTTTTTTCGTTTCCATTCTTTCCAAATTGGAATTTTCCATAAAAAATTAAAATATTCAGGGAATATTTGAGATAATTTCAATATATAATTAAAATCTATTTTTTCATTTTTACCAATTTTTCCTTCAAAAACATCTTCAGAAATATAACGATGAATAGGTTTAAATTTACTTCCTAATGTTTTTATTTCCTGATATCCACTGTATTTATTAATTCTGTGATAAAATGGCATTAAAGATTCTCCACACGAAAGCTTACCGGCTTCTTTATACGTTCCATCAATTAACATTAAACGATGATCAGCAGTACATTTTAATACTTCATTGTTATCTAAATGAATTTCTATAACCTTTTTTGTTCCAGTTTTTCTTGGATGATGAGCATTTCCAATTGTTAATTTGTGTTTTTCATTATCCCATGACCATACTTTAAATGATTCACCATTTGGATATTTTTTTGCCAAATCTTCGATTGTAATAAATCCTTCCAATGTTGATATGTAAGTAGTTGGTGCTAAACAACTTAGAATTGGATCTAAATCCATTGTATCATAATCTCTAAATAGATCCATTCTAGCTGCTTGATAAGATAGAGCAAAATCTCTTGAATAGGCATTATAGGAAGTAGCTCTTATTCTATTGAAACGATCACGGAGAGAATTTCTATCCGTGGCGTACATGATACTATCAGTATCTTTAATTTTTATTTGTTTACCACCGATATTACGAACAATAACATCAGTAGAGAACAATCTTTTTAATCTAGCATAAAGAGATTGTTTTTTAATATCAACAATATCATCATCAAATTGTTTAATCGGTGTTTCTGCCATATAATTCTTTATTTAGTTATTACCACTTATAATAAATATATTTAAAATTCACAATAACCATTTTAGATCCTCGGTTTCAGATCCAAGAGCATTTGTTGGATTTCTAAGAGGCATTGACCACGATTCTTTAGCTCTTTGATTATGTACTCTATAGACTGGTGCCTCTTCATTCTGTTTTATAACAATTTTATCTAAAGTTGCTTTTGTTAATTGCATTCTTTCATATTGTAATCTTAAAGCGGTATCTCTAACCCATATACCTATACATAAACTCATTACAAGATCATCATTATATCCTCTTGCGGCTTGTGGTTTATGGTTTTCCCAAACAAAAGTTGTTAATTCTGAGTATGTTCTTTTAGAATAAACAACAATAGACTTATCAATAAAATATTGACACATATTTGAGATAATTACCGGTCTTGTTCTTAAAGTGGTGGCAAATCCAGGAACCAGTTTTTTATCTTCCATATTATATTTATTTGTCATTTGCTGTTCTACATCTACATACCTAAGATCTGCCGAACCATAGAAAGTATTTGGATACCCTCTATCTATAATTTGTTGTAATGTAGCCCAACCTGGACCTTCTCTTTCAACAATCAATAAAGCATTATTGTAATCTGTAGCTACTGAAACTAACATATTACCAAAATCTTTTGTAGAAACTCTTCCTTTATATTCTGCACATTGTTCCATTGTTTTGGAATTTAGTACATGGAATGCAGAATAATCCTCACCATCTCCTCTTGCTGGATCGGCAGATACAATATAACCAATATCAGGAGTATAACTTGGATATTGCCAAATCCAAAATGCTTGATCTACACCACGTTTTTCTATAGGTTCTTTACCATATGTTTCTTCAAACCACATTAAAAGATTTAAATCAATTACAGTAGTACCTGAACTTAGAAAATCACAATCTAATTCCTGTGCAGTTTTTTTAAGATTTTCACTACCCCTATCCTGTTCCTTTCTCCAATTTTCATCTCGTTCAGGATGTAAATTCCATGGTAATCTTATAGGATTAAATTTATTTTCTTTATTTTCTGCTTGTATCCACATTTTATGAAAAAATCCACCAATTCCATTTGGGGTTGATAAAATAATAGATTTACCACCAGTACTTAATGTTGGGAATGCAGATGCCCATATTTCTTCTGCTTTTTCTACAAATGCACATTCATCAATAATTAAAAGAGATAATGCCTGAGAACGACCAGCACTTGTAGCTGATGAAGTAGCGGTTATATTGGATCCATTAACTAATTTTAATGAAAGACGATTATCTTCTCTACATTCTATTTTTAACCAAGATGGTAAATTATTATTAGCAAATCTAACTTTAGATACAATTTCTTTTGAAACCTCTTGTTTTATGGAAATAATCATTACATTTTTATCTTTATGAAATATCATTAACCATAAAGAATATGCAGCTACTAATGTAGATATTCCCATTTGACGGGATTTTAATATTATATTAAAATCATTATTAATAAATGACTTTAAAGTTTCTTCTTGAAATGGATATAAATCAAATGCAATTGTTCCACGAATTGGATGTTGAATTTTAACATACTTCCGCATGAAATAAATTGGATCGGCAACACATTTTTTATATTCTTCCCGAATAATTTCTTGTAGTGTTATTTTATTATATTCACTCATTTTATTTTTAATGACAATCGAGCCTTTTTTAATTCTGATTTATAACTTTTTTCAATTAATTTTCTTTCTTTTGATACCTCTTTTATTCGTTTATTTATTTTTATTAAATCTTCTTTAGCACTTTTTAATAATTCTACTGTATTTACATTTCTAAAGTTTTCTATAAATCCTTCACTATTACACAAAACTTTTATTGAATTGGGTTCTTCTTCTAAGTATTGAATAGAATCTTTTATTTTTTGTCTAATATCTTTTATATATCCTTCATAATTTGAAATAATTTTATATTTTTCATATAATGGGAATATACCGAGAACTCTTAGTTCCGTTTCATCTTTAATTATACAATCAAAACATTTACCGGTTTTTATAAAAAAAGAATTATCCAGCCGGTTTCCAAACTTTATATCTTGTCCGCATTTACATTTTTGTACTGATAGTTTTCTTATTAGATTTGTTTGTTCATTAAACCGTGTTTTATACCCCTTTTTTTGAATCCATTTAATTCCATGAGAATCTGTCCACACTTCATCAATTTTTCTTTTAGGTTTAATTGGAGAATATCCAACTTGAACAAATGGACGTTCACCATTAAGATATGACTGAACAATTTCTATATTGCTTTTATTGTGATATTTTTTCATATTTTTATTTAATTATGGAAACTCTTCTTTATTACCAG